GCAGCGCCAGCGCGTCGCGCCGCAACGCACAGCCGACGCCCGCCGACGGGACCGGCACCCCCAGCGCGGAACGCAGCGGCAGTTCCTTGCCATGCGCTTCGGCGAATTCGTCGGCATAGTGGCCGCTTATCCATCATGGCAAATTTCCTTTATAAATTAGGATGTTGTGAGCGCGGTTTTCCCTTTCGCGATTAGTTTTCCCGTTCCCCTTTCGTCTTTGCCTGCCATTTCCCCATCCCCAGCCGGGCGATTTTCGGTTGCGAGCGGCGCTTGCCGTAGTGCTCCAGCATCGCGAGCGACTTGTGCCCGGTGATGGCCGCCACCTCGGCAGACGTGCATCCGGCCTCGAACAATTCGATCGCCGCATTCTTGCGAAGGCCGTGCGGGGTGCGGTTCATGCCCAGCTTACGGGTGAATGCCTGGCACCATTTCAGAAACACCTCTCTGGTCAGGGGGCCGCCCCGCCGATTGCTCAGCAGAAACAGGTGCTCTTCCGATCGCGGCAATTCGTCGATCATCGCCTTGAGATTGTCGTGCATCGGAATTTCGAGCGCGGTCTTGGTCTTTTGCTGGCGCACCCGGATCATGTCACCCGCGACCATACCCCACGTCATCGCGCAAACGTCACCCGGCCGCTGCCCGGTGTAGAGCGCCAAGGTCACGGCGCGGCGGAACAATTCGTTGTCGCTGGTCAGGGCCGCCTGAAGCATGTCGTCCGGCCACGGCTCGCGCTCGGTCTGGTTTCCGAAATACTCAAGCCCTTCTGTCCAGTCCGACAGGCCGCGATGGCGCTTGCGAGCATAGGCATAGAGGGTCCGCAGGATCGTAAGCATCATGTCGGCAGCGCCCGGCGTGTCCTCGTTGGCGTCGAGCACGCGGCGCTGAATATCCTCCGGGGTCATCTCGCGAAGCGGGGCAGCCGCATAGGCGACCAGCAAGCGCGTCAGGTAGCGGTCATAGGATTCGCGGGTGCTGTCGCTCAGCGTCTCGCGGAAATGCTTGGAACGGCGATAGTCAGCTACCAGCCCGCCGAACGTCCCCGTCCGGTGCCTTTCATCCTCCAGCGCCCCCATGCGCTGCAAACGCGCCATAGCGCGCATGAAGCCATCGGGATCACTGTAGGGGTCCGGCAGGCGCGTCCAAGGCGTAGTGCGTGCCCAATAGTGATAGACACGCCCTTTCGCCTTCTTCTGGCGCACGCCGGGCCAAGGTAGCTTAGACACGATCCGGTGCCCTTTCCTGCCAATCGGAGCGGGGCGCGTCCGATTCGTTTGCGGCCTTCACGATAACCCTGTCGCCGGTGAGGTCGAAAATGATCTCAGGCGTGATGCCGACCTTCGCCAGCGCCGCAACAGCGCGATCGAAGTCCGCCTGGACAAGGGAGGCCCGCCGCGCGCTCATACCGCAGCCACCGTATGAAGCTCGACGCCATCGCGCCGGCCGATCTCGCGCACCGCGTCGGACGCCGCGGCGATCAGCAGAAGGTCAGCCATTTGCGCCTCCCTCGGTTTCAAGGGGCAGATTTGCCTCTTGATCGGAAGTCCGCAAATTTGCGGAGTTATCGAGGTCGGGCAAATTTGCCTGACCTCCATCGCCGCGCGGGTTCCAGCCCTCGATCTGGCGCACCTCGTCGGCATCCAGCACGCCGCTATCCAGCGCGATCTTGTGGGCCGCCCAGCGGGTTTGCGGATCGCCGCGCAGGAAGCCGGACAGGTCCAGCTCCAGCTCATAAGGGCCGTTGGTCGGGAAAACCGACCGGGCAAATTCGGCTTCGATCTTCCGTGCCCAAGGGGCGAGGCAGAAAGTCGCGAACCAGCGCCCGGCCGTCTCCGAGTTCGTGAAGGTCGCGTGCGAATGGTCTTGCACGATCGGGGGCGGCACCTGAAACAAGCGGCAAAGCTCGATCACGCCGAATTTGCGCGTCTCCAGCAGCTCGGCATCCTCGGGGCTAATCTGAGCCGCCTTCCAGGCCATGCCGCCATCCAGGATTAGCGTCCGCCCTGCCTTCGTGGGGCCGGTGAATGCCTGTTCGTAAGTCTGCCGCAGGTTCGTCCGCTGTTCAGTAGTCAGCGCTCCGGGGTACTCGATCACCCCCGAGGGGCTTGCGCCGTTGCTCAGGAACATTGCCGCGTGGGTGTTGGCAGCGGATACGCCTGCGACCGTCTCAGCCGCTCGGCTGAGCCTGCTACGCCCAATCTTGCCGTCGTCGGTGCGATCGCGCAGGTGCAGCACCTCGCCTTCCAGATAGCGCCGCGTCTTGCCGCGCCCGTCTGACACGTCGTAGGCCAGCCGCCCGCTCGATAGCTCCGCGACCGTCACTTGCCCCCAGGGGATATACCGAAAGCCGGAAAGCTGCCCGTTGCCGCTCCGCTCGATCACAGAAAGGCCGTTGCCGGTGAGCAGCGTGCTCGCGATCCAGTGCTCCAGAAAATCGGGCCACGTCATTTGCGGGTTAGCGCCGCCGCGAACAATCCGCCCCAGCGGGTGCGCGGTCGCCTCGATCCGGTTGCCTTCGCTGTCGCGCCGGTAAACCAGCGCGGGAACGTAGGCAAGGGCGGTGCTAATCGCGTTCACGCAGGCGAGCACAGTGCTCAGGTTCTCCGCAGCGCGGGCCGATACGCCTGCCAAGTGCCCAATGCCGGGGGCGAGCGCCGCCCAGCTCGGATCGCATTCCGCGCGTTTCTCATAGCCCAGGCGGGCCGCAATGCGCTCCATCATGCCCATATGCTTGCCTCCGCAATTGCCAGGCGGCGTCTGCGCACAATCTCGCGAGGGCTCGGCAGCGCCAGCCAGGCATCACGCGCCGATCGCAGGGCAACCTCGGTATCCGGGTAGGCGGGCCAAGCCTGGACGATTGAAACCTCGCGCAGGTCGATTTGATATAGAGTGCGCTTGTCACCGTCCCAGCGTTCGCCGCCCTTTGGCACCTGGAAGCCGAAAGACATGCCGCCCAGGTCGCCGCGAGCCGCGAGCGCTTCCACGTCTCGGCCCGCTTGAGTGTCGGGAAGGTCGAGCGAGAAAGCCAAGCCCTTGCTATCCTCGCTCAGGCGAAGGGTGCCGGAGCGTGTACGCCCCAGCACCTTGCCAGCGTCATGGTCGAGCAGGGCGAGAATGTCGCCGCCTAGCGTCGAGCGGAACGCGCCGGGGGCGATCGTCTCGACGAAGCCGCCAAGGCGCGCCTCGCTGCCAAAGGTTGCCGCATAGCCTTCTATGCGGCGTCCCTGGGCGCGAAGCTCGACGAAGCTGCGGTGCTCCATGTTGCCGCCGGCCGTCATTATGACGCCGCCGGCATAGCGTCGATCGAGGTGGTGACGTCCTCGACCGAAACAAAGGCTTTCGGGTGCCGCACTGCGCAATCCACCGTCGCCATCGCGCGAATCTGGACGTTGCCTTTGGTGTAGGCGGTGGTCTCAAACGGGTTCACCAAAATATCCACCTCGGACCAGATACCGATCAGGAGTTCGGTCCAGTCGCCGTAGAGCAGGCCGTGCTCGGTACCAGGCGAGCCGCCCAGGGTCTTGGGAACCTGGTTGCTAAAGGTCGTCGGGATGTTGTGAAACACCTTGTCAACGCCGATCGGCAGGCCGTTGAGGTCGAGCGCGAGCGATGCGATCTTCCTGATTTCCGGGGTTGTCAGGATTGCCCGATTTCCACCGACGTTTTCGGCATCGGCCTTTGCGACCGCCTCGGCCACCGCCTCAAAGATAGAAGCGGGGCTAGTGACAGTCTGAATGCCGCTCGTGGCGATAACGCCCTTGGGTTCATTCGAGCCGCCGCCACGTATTGCCGCGCGGTCGATCGCCAGCGCCAGGTTGCGTGCGAGCATCTGCCGCAGCAGCGTTTCCACGTCTGGCGAGCTTTGCAGCAGCATGTTGCGGCTGTACTCGGAGAGCGCCCCAGCGTGCTTAGGGGTGAGCGTCACCGCGTCAAAGTCGGCGTCGTCGGGGGTGATTGCAGCATTTTCCGCAACCCAGCCAACAGCGGGGCTATCGGTCTCGCGCGGGATCGAGAGGTTGCCGGTAAGGCCGCTCAGTACGCGAGCGCCAAGGCCGCGAACAACAGACGCGGCAGTCAGCGCGGAAATATACTGATCCGGGCGGTGCTCCGTCGCGACCAGCTCGGCGCCATCGCTCGTTGTCAGAACGCGGGTTTCAAAACATTCGGTCGGGATGAAAACACCCTCGGCGGTGCGGCCTGCTCGCTTGGCAAGCTCGGCCTGCACCTCGCGCTCGAAACCCCAATCG